ATGTTTGTTGTGAATTCGACAAGTACCTTCGTCTTAAGAAGGGCGAAGGAAGTGTTCGTAGTGGTTATCAAGGGGTATAATTATGTTTCAACCATATAATGAAGATACTGCGAGTACTACAGATAAAGTGGCATGGGCGCTTTGTCAAATTATCGATGATGATGCCCCGTTACGGTGGACTCGTTATCGTTTTGCAGCAGACTGTATTGCGAAAAATAAAGAATTAATGGATAATTTAAAAGAATTGGAGAAGAAATGAAAATGGCGATATTATGTATACATCCTGCTATATTTAGGGAGCTACTTCAATTACCAGATGATGCGGTTATAAGAAATATACACGTACCTCATGATCGTTATGGTGTTCTTGAAGTAACCATAGAAGGTGCTGGTTGGGAAACGGCTGAGGGTCAAGTATTGATGAGTACTACTGGACAAATCGTTGATAATAAAATTGACTGGGGATTCTGATGTTCATTAGATCAAGAAATGTAAACAAGATCTTCCCTATAGGGATTATGTACCTCAATCGTGAAGGAGAGAAACGTGACAGTCGAAACGGACCGACTCTGGAAATTATGGAACCCGCTGTTATTACCTACGATTGCCCAGATGAACGAGTATTATTTGAACCGGCACGAGACGCAAACCCATTTTTCCATTTATTTGAAGCCCTTTGGATGCTTGCTGGACGTGCAGATGTCGGATTCCTTGATCGATACAACAAAGGAATGGCTCAGTACAGCGACGACGGCCAGTTCTTCAACGCCCCATACGGATACAGACTTCGTCACGCCTTTGGGTATGACCAACTTGAACTTGTTATCAAAAAGATACGGAAAAACCCAGACGATAGACGCGTTGTATTACAGATACATGATCCCAATGACCCATTCGAACATGGAGATAGTAAAGACCACGCTTGCAACTTAACGATTACCCCGCGTGTACGGCATGGGCGTTTAGATTGGACTGTATTCAATCGTAGTAATGATTATGTATTCGGGATGACCGGAGCGAATGTTGTTCATATGTCTATCATCCATGAATACGTGGCACGTATGTGTAATCTTAAGATTGGCTCCTACACACAGATAAGTAACTGTCTTCACGCCTATACTGAAAACAACGTATGGCAGAGAGTAAAAGACTTGCCTGTGGTTGCATCAGACCCTTATAGTATTGGTGCGGTAAAGCCCGCACCGTTGATAACCTTCCCGAGTCTGTGGGATAAGGAGTTAAAAGAATGGATGGAACAACCGTGGTCTGGCCGTAAATACGCAGACCCTTTCTTTGAGCATGTCGCAAAACCAATGGCAATTGCTCACCATGCACACAAGGAATCTAAAGATGGACTCAAGTACGTCGGACGTATTATTGCAAGTGATTGGCGAAAAGTCTGTACCGAATGGCTCGAAAGGAGAGAACTACAAACCTGTAGCGACAATAATGCGAAATAAATCCGGACAGATCTTTATGGCTAGTGCGGATGGTGAAACTTTGTATATTAAACTGGAGAAATAAATGTTAGCAAATGATAAACAGGTCGGTGGTGATCACTACAAGAAAGTTGAAGGTGGTGAAGAGCATTGGGATCGTCAATGGCGTATGAATGGCCGTGGGTATTTTGTCGGATGTATCACAAAATACGTTGAACGATACCCATTCAAAAACGGTATTCAAGATCTTGAAAAAGCAAAACACTTTCTTGAAAAGTTGATTGAACTTGAGATAAGTTCTACAGCTTTGTCTGAAATTGATTATAAAGTTACCATTAAAGAAGGTCCGGCGAAAGTTGATTTTGGCAACCCATATAGATTTGCACAGGACAATTAAACAGTTATAATTTGGGTTGTGGCAACCGCCACAATGCCCGGTTAGCTCAGTTGGTAGAGCAACTGATTTGTAATCAGTAGGTCGTCTGTTCGAATCAGACATCGGGCACCATTTGTTTAATTTATAGGAGAAATAACCATGAACCACATTGAACAGTTGCAATCCAATTTTTACACCATTGGTGTCAAGTTTTGTTCAGAAAATCATTCTGTTCCGTGGACTAGTAAGATCTATAAATACAAAGTACCGAATGAAATTAAGATTGAAATTGGTGACTACATCATCGTACGGGTTGAAGGTCGTGAGCCGGAAATTAAAGTGACCAAGGTCTTTGAAGTACATGACGGTAATGCTACTGATCCAAACGCACCGTTCAAATACAAATGGATTGTACAGAAAGTTGAACTTGGTAATTATGAAGAACGGTTGACTAATGATAAAAAGTTGACTGAACTGGTTGCCGAACTTAAGAACCGTAAAGCTCGTCAAAGTATCATTGACGATATTTCAAGCGTAGCCTCTATTGAAGAGTTGAATGAAATTAAACGGTTGAGTGGTTTGGTTTAAAGAATCTTCGTTATTATGGTGTGTCAGTTTACTGATAAACTTTAAGTAGAGATCATAATAAGCCCCTGACGGTATGTCTCCACCGTTAAGATGAAACGGGACACTTGCGCGGGTGGCGAAATTGGTGAAACGCAAGGGATTTAAAATCCCTCACATTAGAAACATTGCGGGTTCGAGTCCCGCCCCGCGCACCAAAGAATACATATTGCAGGTATCGCTAGTACTCGGTATTCAGTCCGAGAACCTTGTGACACGGAGCCGTAACCTTTCTAGATAAGCTTATGGAATGTGTCAGCGTTGAATATGGTTGGGTTGATCGCCAACTGAATAAAGCCTACGGTGGAGTGTATGCCGGATAGTAAACGATATCTGCAATATGTATTCTTATAGGAGAAATATAAAACCACTTGCAATCAAAAATCTTTAGGCGCATAATTGGCCTTACAAACAGCAGGTTATAGGAGCGATAAATGTCATTAGAACCAATGGATTTGTTCAATATCATGGATATTGAATGTTATCCAAATTATTTCTTGGTGCAGTTCTTGAACCAAGATGGTGAATATAAATCATTTGAAATGACTGAGGAACAACCTCTTGATGTTGAGGGACTTGAAGAATATATCAACTCAGCACCAATGATTACCTTCAACGGTAATAACTACGACCTACCGATGTTGACCTACGCAATGCGCGGCGCAGATAATGAAATGCTTAAATCTGCCAGCGATAACATCATTCTTAATAACGTCAAACCGTGGGCGTTTTACAGAAGTCACAAGCTACAACAACCGAGTTGGAACCATATTGATATTCAGGAAGTAACGCCGGGTGTGATGGTAAGTTTGAAAGCATACGGTGGGCGCATCCATATGGCGAAGATGCAAGATCTTCCTTATGATCCAGACTGTAGCTTGTCTACTGAACAAATGGTTGATGTTGAGAAGTATTGTAAGAATGACTTGCAGACAACCTTGGCCGTCTTTAAGCAGATTCAAGAACGTATTCAACTGCGCCGCTTGATGAGTTATGAATACCATACTGACCTACGTTCCAAGTCTGACGCACAGGTTGCTGAAGCTGTTATCAAAGCAGAACTTCAACGTATGACCGGCAAAGTTATCGGTAAAGTATCTGTACGTGACCAAGAGTTCTTTTACAAAAAACCTGATTACATCAAATTCAAAACCCCACAGTTGCAAGCGGTACTTGAATTAGTTTTGCGGTCTCCATTCTTGGCAACGGCAAAGGGTCAGATTGAAATGACCAAGGAGCTGTCAGATACGACAATCTCTATCGGTCAATCTACTTATAAGCTTGGTATTGGCGGACTGCACTCACAAGAGAGTGAACAAGCTATTGTTGCTGATATAGATCACGGCGTATATGATAATGACTTTACTTCATATTATCCGTTTATCATTCTTAATAACAATCTCTATCCAGCCAAACTTGGTGAAGGTTTCCTGACGGTTTACCGCAATCTTGTTGAACGTCGCTTGGAATCAAAACGTAGTGGTGATAAAGCGGTGAATGAGTCGCTAAAGATTACCATCAATGGAACCTTCGGTAAACTGGGTTCTATTTACAGCCCGATTTATGCACCAGACCTAATGATCCAAGTAACGGTCACTGGGCAATTGACATTACTTATGTTGATTGAAGAGTTTGAACTCAATGGTATTTCAGTTGTGTCTGCTAATACAGATGGTATTGTATCCAAATGTCCACGTGATAAACGCGATGTAATGCTTCAGATTGTAAAAGATTTTGAAGCACTGACCAACCACAATTTAGAAGAAGTTGAATACAAGGCTCTGTATAGTCGCGATGTGAACAACTATATCGCGATCGGTGTTAATGGTAAAGTGAAGACTAAAGGAACCTTTAGCTCGGCAAGCTTACAAAAGACCCCTGCAAATGATATTTGTAATGACGCATTGATTGCGTACCTTAGCAACGGCACACCTATTGAAGATACAGTCCGTTCTTGTACAGATATTACCAAGTTTGTGAATGTCCGTGCCGTTAAAGGTGGTGGGATGTATGGGGACATGTATCTTGGTAAGACTGTCCGGTGGTACTATTCTAAAGACTCTAATCATATTATCTGTTACCGTGGTTCTGGTAACAAAGTCCCGCGTACCGATGGCTCATATCCAATAATGGATTTACCAAAAGAATTCCCAAAGGATATGGACTATGATTGGTATATCCGTGAAACCTACGACCTTTTGATGGATATTGGTTTGGTTGAACGCCCACCTGTTGTCAAACGTACAAGAAAGGTAAAAACATGATTGTTTATATCCCGACATTAGGTCGTATCGGTAAACAACCGACCGCAGACGCGATGAAAGAAGCAGGTATTGATTATCGTTTAGTTTGTCGTAAAACTGAGCGTAATCAATTTGTTACAGCAGGTTATAACGTATTACAAGAACCTGAAGATCTCCCACGCGGTATCGGCCATACCCGCCAGTTTATTATGGAACAGGTTGATGGTCATCAACAAGCTATTATGATGGATGATGACCTTGGGTTTGCATGTCGTGGTAAACGTACTGATAACCCATTGTATCTGACGCAATCAGAGCCTGCCGACATTAAAGCTATGGTGCAATGGCTGGCGCAAGCCACCGAGGATGGTACGCCTTACGGTATGGCCGGGATTAGCAGTCGTGAGGGTAACAACCGCAAGCCGGGGCGGGAGGGTGAGAATACTCGTATCATGCGAGTGTTCGCCATTAACCGTGAGAAGTTCAAAAAGAGCGGTGCAGACTTTACTTCACTTAAAGTGATGGAAGACTTTGATGTCACTCTTACCTTGTTGCTGGCGGGTTATAAGAACATTGAAAATTATATGTTCACTAATAACCAGAACGGTTCCAATATCCAAGGTGGTTGTAAAGAATACCGTACAAAAGAAGTTCAAGCAGATGCTGCTCACGCATTAGCTGCGAAATACCCCGGTCTTGTAAAAGCTGTTGAAAAAGAAACCAAGACATCTTGGGGTGGTGGTACTCGTACAGACGTAGTTATCTCATGGAAGAAGGCGTATGCGAAATCAAGAAGCGGTCTTTGAAGAGATCTATATTAAAGAACGTTGGGGTAAAGGGAAAGGGTCTGGTACGGGCAGTGACCCTGACTATTGCGAAAAGTATATTGACTGGCTCCAAGCCTTTATCCATAAAGAAGATGTCATGTCAGTCGTTGATGTTGGTTGTGGTGATTGGCAACTGTATCGTGACATGGTATGGGGTATCACTAAGTATGTCGGTACAGATCTCAGTGAAACTGCATTGAAATCTGCTAGGCAAAAGACTGATACTCTTCTTATCAAAGTCAATGGTATTGACCAGACTCTTGACATTATTCGTGCCCATGCACCAGAATTGATTCTACTTAAAGATGTGATGCAGCATTGGGAAGATTCTGAGATTGAGTATTTTCTTGATAAACTGAAAGAGATCCCTAGTTGGAAATGGGTAGTTACTTCTAACAATTGGAAGTTTCATCGCGACCCGAGTAAGAATGGTCAACCAAGGGTGCTTGATAGATACTCATGGGCACCGATTCCGGTAGATTTCCCTACCTTTGTTGAGTTTGGTTTCAAACCAGTATTTCGCTACCCCAATGGTAGATTTAAACAAGTGATGATTGCAGAAAGGGATGATAATGTTGAACAAGTATAAGCGTGATATTCTTGAAGATGCTCAGTTGATAATGAACGCCAATAAGTCACTTGAGAATAAGAATCTTATTTCAAGTATGGCTAATGAAATTGTAGCCTTACGTGCTGAAGTAGAAATGCTTGAATCGAAGTTGGCATCACAAGCGACTGGCGTAAAACAATTGACTGTACGATTCGATATTGAAGGTAAGGTTGACTTTGTTGAGGCTTCTAAATATGGCTGAGATTCCGAAATATACATGGTCGTATTCATCTCTTGGTCTTATGGAGTGTCCTAAGAAATACGAGTTACTTCGTGCCAAGAAGGTTGTTGTTAATGATATGCCATCACCTTCTGCTGATGAAGGTGTTCGTGTCCATAATCTCATTGAAAACTATATAAATAAAGATGAGTGGGTAGACGAACTGAAAAAGTATAAGCGTCTGCTTGAGACCTATAAAGCGAAAGGGGGTATCGCTGAAGAAGGGTACGCTTTCAAATGGGTTGAATTTTATGAAGAACATCCACAACAAGGTTTCTATGTTCCAAGTAAACGCCTTGTCCGTTGTGAAATGGATGACCCTGATGTTTGGTATCGTGGTTACTTAGATTGGTCTAAGATTGATTTGGAGGCTGAGTATGCCGAAGTTGCCGACTGGAAAACAGGACGAGTCAAGCCATCCAAACAATTGCAATTGTACGCATGGATTATCTTTACCGCATATCCGGAGATTAAGAAGGTCAAATCAACCTTCCATTGGATTAACTACAATGATCAATTACCTGCATGGTACAATAGATCTGATATGGATAAATTATTTACTCCATTCCAAGATATCTTAGACCGGATCAATCATTGTTACGTCACAGACACGTGGCCTGCTAATCCTGGGGAATTACAAAGATCAACTGGACGAGGTAGTAATTGTAGATTTTGCCCAGTCACAGAAACACATTGTCAACACGGACTAAAGGATATAAAATGAGCAAACTTACCCAAATTAGATTAAAAGAACTATTGCACTATGATCCAGATACAGGGTTGTTCACATGGTTGCGACCCGGTTGGAAAGGTGTTATCGCAGGTACCCATCACCCGAGTGGATATATTCATATTAGGGTAGATAATAAACCGTACCGAGCACATCGATAGGCGTTCATGTACATGCGAGGTGGTTTTCCTGATCAATATGTAGATCACAAGAATCGTATTAAGAATGATAATAGATGGGATAATCTTAGGGAAGCGAGCAATTCTCAAAATGGACAAAATATAATTAATGCTCCTAAGAATAATATCCTTGGGATATTAGGCGTGACTGTTATTAAACGAAAGCATGGCTCAGTGTTTAAATCAAGAATAGTGGTTGATGGTAAAAGATTAGATTTAGGCTTATTTAATAGTGCTGAAGAAGCGCGTACGGCTTATTTAGATACTAAACACAAGTGTCATTCTCATTGCCCCTCAGTGGTTTGAGCGTAAAGATATGGATAAAATGTTTGCACCATTTAAAGAAACATTAGATCGTATTAATCATTGTTACGCCACAGACACTTGGATCGCTGTTCCAGGTGAATTACAGAAATCAACAGGTCGCGGCGCAAACTGCCGTTTTTGTCCTGTTGATACACGCCATTGTGAGTATGGGATTAAATATGTCGAACCAAAAGGGGAAGTATAATGGAATTAAAATTTCTTGACGAACGTTTAGAAGAATTCAAACCGGCTACAGAGCTATCGGCAGGTTATGATCTTCGCGCATGTATCCCTGAGAATGAATTTATTTCATTATTTCCGGGAGCCACTGTAAAGATTAAGACAGGTATCTCACTTCACATGGGTACTTTGGGCGGCGGATTTAATGATGGTAGTGATATGCAATATGCTGCTGTCATTATGCCGCGCTCTAGCCTTGGTTGCCGTGGTATCAAACCACGTAATGTTCCAGGGTTGATTGATGCTGACTACCAAGGTGAAATCATCATCTGTCTACATAATGAAAGTGATGATTTTGTAAAGGTCGCACCTATGGAGCGTATTGCACAACTCGTCTTTATCCCTGTATTTCATCCCATCTTAACCATTGTTGATAAATTCAGTAATGAAACAGAACGTGGTGATGGTGGGTTTGGTTCAACTGGGAGACAGTAATGAATGACATTGTCTCCCGGTTGAAAGCACTACCCATGTACGGTTCTCCTAGACCTATGATAATAGATGCGGCTATAGAAGAAATTGAATCTCTTCGTACAAAACTAGCTAACTATGATGAATGGTTATCAAACGGTATCTATTTTACAGAAGAAGAGTACAAAAAACTTGTAGGTGAATCAGTAAATGAACAAGTCGCAACAGTTGTATTTGCCGAATTGAAAAAGGCAGGTCGCTTTCTTACACCACAAGATGAGAAAATGGTAAAAGATGCCGTTCGTAATATGAAACCTCTTTATCTTGCCCCAAGGGGACAGTAATGAATGACATTACTTATTGTTCTGCATTGTTCTGCCCATTAGAAGATCTTTGTGAACGGAAAAGCTACATCGGCAAACCGAGTCGTAAAGATTGGTCATTTTTCTAATTTCTCAGCATCATTAAAGAAGAATGAAGATGACGAATATTGCTGTGAGGACGGTATTGAAGTGGAGTGTAAATAAGATTTGCTAAAGATGCGCCATTGCCTTATAGTTAGGTTGTGGCGCAACGGTTTGGACAATAACGCAAACGAGACACTTTTCAGTTTATGTCTTAGCCCGAGATAACTGAATTTTATAGACGTTATAGGAGAAACAGAAATGACTACAAAAGCCGCAGAAGCATTATACGAAGCGCAACATGTCTACCTGCATGAAGGAAGACCTACTGCAATCTTCAACCCGCACAACAAACCTGAAGTAGAATTACCTGTTATCTATGGGTTCAACAACGGTGGTGCTCCTGGATGGATGTATGCTCAGCTTATAGCTGAGGATGGTACACCGTTAGGTTCGCATATATGTTCATCGGAAGCATATATGCCAGCAGACCTTGGTATTTTAGAGGGGACAAGAGAAGATAGACACCATAATGATTTTCAAAAACACTATCCAGACGGTTATCGTATGGAGTTTGTAAACCATGAAAATGTACCAACTCATGAAAAATTGGCTGCGGCGTTTCGGCTAAACAAAACTAATGAGGAGAAATAGAGATGACTGACTATCAACGCGCACAAGATTTTCTTGCGGCAAATCCGCATATGTTCAGTGTTGTTATCAACGGTGTTGTTTACTATAGGGGATTTTGATCATGCAAGATTTAGCTGAAGTAGCTGGACGTGAGTATAGTGAGTTAGTCAAACGTCATAATGAA